TAAAACTTTACGATATACGCAAGTGTGTTGCAAAAAAAAAGAGGAACAGCTTTTACACCACTCCCCTTTAATTACAAACAAAGACAGAATTAAGACCTTATAAATATACAAGGATGTTTATCTCATTCCAAGTCAGTTTAGTTTTTTAAGTTCTTTCTGATAGTACTCGATCATCTCTTCCAGTTCATAAGTAGAGAACTTTACTATTTCTCGAGCTTTTACTACCAGTTCTTCAGCTGTACCTTCTCCATAAGTCCGATCTAAGAACTTAGAGTACTCATATTGTTCGCCTTGTGAGAATACATTACATTTTGGACATTGTGGATGCACATTTAACTCATCCCATCGTGTAGAGTAATGCTTACGGCTCTGAAAGTGTCCTGCTTGTATTTTCTTTATCTCGAACTTCCTACCACAAGTGCAACAGGTGCATACACCGTTCTTAGCGTGTTTAGTACGTATATAAAGAGAGAATACAGTATCTAACTTCTGTACTATCTTAGATCGTGAAGGTTTCTTAGGAGTAGGCTTTTTAGTCCTATTGGGCTTTCTTCTTATCATCCTGAGTTCTTAAACAAGCAGAACCTAACCAAAAGTCGATTTCTTGTACTGCTCTGTAAATGGTTCGACTATCTTTTTTAGTCTTCTCTATCTCAGTCTTTGTAGAATCCGAACCTAAGTTCGTGTACATCTTACAATCTATTTTAAATAATTCATCTACTTTATCTCTATCACTAAGGTTACTCTTTACTACTTGGTCAATTTGTTCTCTTAGTGTCATAGTCATTAAATAGGATTTAGAATTATAAGATTATTTATGCTTTTATAGTTTGTTGGTTCACAAATGGGTATAGGTTGCCCTACCGTACCATACCCAGTTTTATGCTTCCAAAGATGTCGGACACATAAAGGGTGTGTATCTTTAATAGGTTAAATACACTCGCTAATTCCACTTGTCCTATCAAGTACAGTCCCTCGTTTAGCTTTCGGTTGAGGTGGTGCTTTGACTGCTCCCCATTCTTGCACCTTTAAGTTTGTAGCCGAACCGAGTTGTTAGACGCATAAGCTACAAAGCCAAATATATACTATTTTTCGCTATCTTTCATAGAAGTACCAAAATAAAATCCATAAATACTAAGTGCGATTCCTTCTATGATACCGATCAAATGGTAAAAAAGCTCTTTGTTTTCTTCAGGAATCTCTAAAGCAATAATCGCCCAAATAATTACACCAAAAGCAGATAATCCTACAATACCAGTAAGATTAAATAGCCAATCGTGCTTTCCTGCCTTTGCAAGCTCTACTTCTCTGTTACGTGCAGAATCTCTATCCGATACCTCAGCCTTATAAGCCTCTATAAGCCATCTATGAGCTTCTTCTCTTTCTTCAGGTGTTAGTTCCTGATCTGTATCAATTAAGTTCTTTAGAACACCTAATACACCGTTCTCAGGAAGCAATTCTTTTGCACCGAATAATAGCTTACCTACTTTTGTTTCTTTAAATGGTTTTTTACTCATAACTAATATGTCCAGATGGAATTTGGTTTGTCAGGGTCGTTGTCCACGTGAATAAAAGTCTTAGCGATTCCAATTCTTGTGAATCCTGCCTCTAAAAGCGACTGAACTATTTTAAGCCTCTCTGCGCCACTTTCACAAGCAATGTCTGCTGCGTATCCTTTTAGATGGGAAGAGTTCTTAGAAACCTTGTAACCCCCTTTCTCAAGCCTTTCTATGTCAGCTTCTACTCTAAATCCTGAAGTAATCTCAAAGGGAATACCTGCAATGTGTCGTGCTTGATTAAGTAAGTAAAGAAAGGAAGGTTGCATAAGCTGACCGCTTCCTTGTTGTAGTGGCGAGTCGAACTCGTGATATTTAAAGTAGTTAATCATTCCTTACTGTTCGCTTAGAAATCTCTTTACCCTTCTTACTTAACCTTACCTTAACATAGTCAGTCGTTAGTTTTTTTTTGATGATAATCTCTACGTCATCATTAGCGTAATGCTTCTGAATAACATTGATAATAGGATTGTCTTCTGTTGATTCTAACCACCCTGCTTTAGCTGTTACATCTTCTTGGTAAACTACCTTATGAGATGCACAACTGGTAAATAGGATAAGTAATAGGATAAGTACTTTATTCATTTATTAACTCTCTTAAGCGTTGTATATCTTTTCTTACTCTTTCTCTTTCAAGTTTGAAGTCTATCACTTCATTCTCTAACACTCGTATATCAGGAAAGATATAGGTGTTTTGATTGTATCTTAAACTTCTTAATTCATCTTCATTATCGGTTATCCTTCCTTCCAATCCGAAATACAAATAAACCGCAGTACCCACTAAGACAACAATCTGAATGAGCCATTTAATGTTTATAGATAAACTTGAGTCATCATTTAGTTTCGGAGTTGTCATTGATTTTATCTTTGATTTCTCCTTTTATGTAATAGTACACCTCTTTACCTAATAGACCAAAGAACCCACCTATGAGTCCAATAATCGCTGCGTTTACAAATCCTAACAAACTTACTGAAGATACTGTAGTGAATATATAACCACCAAAGAATGATATTTTATTGTCGAGGCTCATTAGTATAACATTTTATGCAACCAACAATATCTTGTTCTATTGTCTAAGTACTCTAAGTCTTCATCATTCTCATACGCTTCTCTTTCAAACGAAATGTTCTCGTATGCTTTAGAACCATAGAAAGGTAGCTTAAGCAAATACTCAATAACGTAAATGAAATAGAACGGTAGTACTCCTAATTCAAGTTGTTGTTGGAAGTGGATTGATTCGTGATTAATGGTCTTTTGACCTCTAAGATTCCAAAACTCATCATCGCTATTGTACTTCTCTCTTAAGATCACTACTGGAAATAATGACATTCCACCGATCGGCATAAGAATAGACATAGCATTTAGAAAGTTGTCAGAATAGATTACAAAAGGTCTTAACTTCTTTAACATATCTTATGGTTTTTGTGGGCGAGTGCCGTTAGGAAAATCAGCTTGAGATGGGTAATCTCTTAGTTCTTGTCTGTAAGTAAGATAAGCCGAATGTTGCGGATGGTCTGTAACAGGTACAATCCAATCTGTTGCCGATAACTCAGCATCTCTCCATTGTCTTTCTTCTTTTATTTTTTCCTCAGCACTTGGCTCTTGTGGAGCGTACCAATGCTTACGAACAATCGTTCCATTGTCGTACTGATATTCGATGAAATCCCCATTTTGGAAATTCTCACCTCTACTTGCTTCTGTTAAATTTACTATATTCATTACGATAAGGTTATAATTGCTGATGCTCTATTATCTACTGCTGTTCCCCCAATTACTGATTTTTTTACTTCAAGTTTAAATGAAGATTCAAATCTTAATCTTGGTAAATCCATAAAATGAGATATTGAAGGTGTTCCAAGTCCATAAGTAGTATTTGATGCATAGAAATTACTTGAAGTATCTTCTAAAACCCAACCACCTTGTAGGACACTTAATTCTGCTGTATTAAATGGAGATTGGTCAGCAGTTGTTTGTGGGTTCATATAAAAACCACCTATTACAGGACATCTATGAGTAGAAGAACCACCACCACTATTTGTATAAGTTATTTCTGTTGCAGTACCATCAACTGTAAATTTAAAAGTTGTTGATTCTCCTTGAAGTGTTGCTGCACCTACGAAACAGTGAGCAAAGCCTCCATTAGTCGCTGAAGTAATATCTGCAACAGTTACATAAGTATCAGCAGTTGCACATTCAGCCCAATATCCAAATCCATAATTAGCTAAATTAGTATAATATGTGGTAGATGAAGGGTCGTAAAGAGTTGTCCCATACTTAAAATCTATACTTGCTTGAGATGTAACTCCTTTAAATAGATGCGTAGGGTCTGTTACGATATTAGTAGCACCGCCACCTGCTCCGCCTGCTGAAATTAAACCTGTTATTGTACTCATAATTTATATTGTTTTATTTTTTATAGTAAAATCCATCCTTTAGTTGCACCTGAATAAACCAACTGAATACCTAAGTTATCTACATCAAGCGTTAAATCTTCTGCTAATCCTGCAATATTGTTTCCATTTCTTGCGATTGTTGGTGTTGTAGTACCACTCATATTTGACACCCCTATCTTATCTCCTGCACTTGGCGATGCAGGTAAGGTAAGCGTAAGGCTTGCAGTAAGCACATAAAGCGTATCGTTAGCTGCACTTGTATTTGTGCTAATTACCGATACGGTATATTTAGTATCACCTCCTAAGTTTGATAATGCTCCTGAAGCAGTAGTCGAACCAGTACCTCCATTTGCAATAGGTAGTGAACCTGTAACGTCAGTAGTTAGATCAATCTGATTGCGAGTAATCTCTTGACCACTTATTGTAAGATAGTCATATGCTCCTGCTAAGGTTACATTCGTAGAGTTATCAGTTCCTGAAGGGTCAACATCTAAGTTAGTTTGAATAGTTGTCTTATCCCCTGCACTAATCGCAGTAGCTGCAACTAAAGAAGAAGTTACATTAGTAGCATCTGTTACGTCAGCCGAATCTTCAATACCACTTAATTTAGTTCTTTCTGCTGAGGTGATAATAGCACCCGAACCTGCACTTGTTACGTCAGAATGAGCGGTAACAGAAATAGAACCTAAAGCAGTTGTTACATTAGCAGAATCCGTTACATCCGCACCTGCTTCAATACCTGCCAGTTTAGAGATATCTCCTGCTGTTGTAAACTTATTAGTAGTCGTTGCATCTGAAATATCATCTGCATCAAGAACTACCGCACCAGTTTGTGTATTAACTGAATCTACTGCATTAACTTCTGCTCCTGCTGCGATTCCCGCTAATTTACTTTTCTCAGCATCTGTAAAAGCATTGGTATCTGCATTACTCTCATAAGAAGTTTTAATCTCAGAAGCTGTAGGATTAACCTCAGCTCCCGCCTCGATACCTGCTAACTTAGAAATATCAGCAGCAGTAGTGTATTTATTAGTGGTAGTTGCGTCGCTAATATCATCTGCATCCAATACAACTGCACCTGTCTGTCCGTTTACCGAATCAACAGGAGCGGTACTACTTAGTGTAGTTGGTACATATTTACTCGATGCAGAAACATATCTTAATACTTGCCCATCTGTTGGAGCAGTAGTATCTACATCTGTTAAATCTGCTGTATCAAGTGAAACTGCTCCCGTTTGTCCGTTTACGCTATCTACTGCGCCTGCTGCATCTTCAGGTTGCCATCCGTTTGTTGTGTCGTAAGTAAGTACTTGACCATCTGTAGGAGTTGTAGAGGCTACATTGCTAAGATCGCTAATAACAGCTACACCAGTCATCATTGCTCCTGCTGCTGCTACATTTGTCGCATCTGTAACATCTGCACCCGCTTCTATCCCTGAGAGCTTGCTAATATCTGAAGCATTGGTGAATTTATTGGTTGTTGCAGCATCACTTATATCGTCAGCATCTAAAACAACAACTCCTGTTTGACCATTAACGCTTTGAACAACCGCATTGTTATCTACGTAATCTTTAACGGCAGCCGAAGTAGGAATTGTAGTATCATTATCGTTTCCTGCAATACCATCAGCCTCATCAACGAATTTAGTAATCGTAATGTTTTCTCCTGAATCCTTTAGTGAACCAAATGCTACCGTTCCTGAAGCAGTTAAATCACCTCCTGTATTTAATTGAATACCTGAAGCGTTACCGTTTCCATCTGTTATTTCTTGAGAAGTAGCTTCTAATTCGCCATTGTCAGAAACCTTAAGGAGCGACTTATAAGTATCCTTTATTTTATTTCCCGTTAGACTTGCCATTATTGTTTGTTTTATTTGTTTTTAAAAACCTCTTTAACTTTAGTATGTTGTCATTTTTAGGTTTGTATCCTTTTACTATCATAGTACCCATCCGTTAAATGTTGCATCGGTGTCAGGGTGAATATCATCATTAGAGTTCGTATAGTACTCAGGAAATGATGCTTGATTGAAGCTCATATAATCAATGAATCTTCTTGTGTAGTACTCAGCGATATCTCTTTCCTTGTTGATTAAGAAGTCGATCTCTTCTTTTGTTGCTGACTCACCATTCTCTGATACGTGCTTAAATACTCCTCCATTCTTAACTTGGTAAGCTGCGAAAGGAAGATAATCAACCATTGCGTAGTGAATAAGCATAGGTTGGATATAAGTATTTACCAGTTCTAAATAATCACCTGCCAAAGTGTTATTAAGAATATCGTTGCTGATTTTATTATATAGATCAGTTCCTAAGTAATTACGTACGTGAATCTCTTGAGCAATCTTAATGTACTGAATGAATTTATCAGTATCTACATTCCCGTCTAAGATACTGTTGCGTACTAAGTCTTGTCTTTTTATAAATAATGCCGTTGCCATATCTTATCTTGGGTTTACAAATCCTTCATTCGGCATATCAACAGGTCTCATAGCTACCTTTGGGTCATTTACAGGAGGTACAAAACCTTCTCTCCTTGCCTCATTAACCGAAACATTCTTATCGTTCTTTAATCCATTCTCAGGTAAGAATTGCCCTTGAGGGTTTCTCTTTCTGAAGTAAGTCTTACGCATCCAAAAGTGATGACATCTTGCTCCACCTTTATATAACCATATATCGTATGTCGCAGCTCCTCCTACTCCAAATCCTGCATTTACCGCTTGGCTTGACATTCTCTCGATATCTTCTTTGCGATATATCTTCTTAGCGTTTACCATCTTCTGACAAAACTCTCTTGAGTTGCTCGAAGCTCTTAGTGGTGCGTACTGGTATCTTACTTTGAATAGCGCGATATCTTGCTCTGACTCTGCGTTAGGATTCGCTCTACCCGTAGATGCAAGTCCAATCATCTTATCTAAAGCCTCCTCTTGCTCATAATCAACAGGTCGCTCATCAACAAGTTCCCACTCATCCAAATCTTCATCTTCTCCGTACTCTTCTAAAGCCTCAAAGATTTGATTCATCTGATCGTCAGTAAGCTCTTCTTTATCACTTGATAATTTTACTCCTGTTTCTTCTTCTACCTGCTCTTTAGTCATCGCGTTATCAAGATCAGTAAACTCAAGTGGCTGAAGCGTTTTAAAGTATAAATTAAGAGCGATATTATTGTAAGCTAATACTGACTCAAAGGCATCAAGTAAAAGTGTCTGAAACGGTCTAATAACGGTGTTATCCATCAAGATAGAAGCCGTTTTTAACTCGTCAGCATTGTTACCAAGACCTGATTGATCTTTAATACCTAAAAGCATAGGTGATACTACTCTATGAGATACCATAATCTTACGCATACTCTCATCTGATAAGAACTGGTACTGATTGTGTGCATCTGATAACTGTACAGGCTCAATAGAAGCTGCTGTATCTGCATTGTCATTAAATGCTAAGATAAACTTACCTGCATTGCTTGACCCTGAGAATTTCTGATAGATTCTCTGCTCGATCAAACTTCTTTCTTCTTCGTTAGGAACTCCGTTATTGAAGTTAATAAGCATTGAAGGAGCAAGTCCGTTCATTATGTTGTTTAGGTGATAGTTTGATATCTCCTCTTCTAATTCAGCGTATTGTAAGCCTCCTTGATAATCTACTGGTGAGTAGTAATAGAATCCTGCTCTGTAAGGCTTGATATAAAGTATCTCTACACCTTCTTTAGAGAATCCAAACGCAGGAATACGTTGAGGTTTATCAGATGGCTTAGCTTTTGACCAATCAGCCATATAGTAGTACGCTTCAATGTCTCCCTCATCATTGCATTTCTCTGCTCTTAGTGTTTCAACAGGGAAATGTTCTACTTGTAGGATTCTTGAGTGGTCTTTAGAGTAAACTACTTGCATTGCTGCACCGCCCATAAGTTTTAAATCGTATGCTAACTTACGAACGCAGTCCTTAGAGAATAAAGACTTCATTTGTGCATACTCGTCAGGCTTACGGTTTGAATCAGTAGCATCTAACCCTCTTCCGTAAATCATTTCAGAAATACCATTGATGATAGCGTTGTTCGTTGCAGAACCATTGTATCGGTCAATCAGATACTGAAAGTAATTGTTGTCCTCTCCGTAACTTACCCAATCCCTGTTCTTTTGTTCAACAATTTTAGGACTGGTGTAAGTACTAAAGTTTACGACCCGTAGATCATTGTGTACTTTAGGTTTGTGTGTGTTTCTACTCATTAGATTATGATATAGTCGTTATCGTAAGAATCTTCCGTTTCGTAGATGCTATCAACAACTACATCTTCCCAGTTTTGGTTATAAAGATTCCAAACTTCTTTTATGTCTGCCCAACCCTCTACATCGTCATTTACACTATAAGATGCTATATTTTGATCGGTACAGAAAATCTTGTCCTTATATATAACGCTCGAGCCATCAAGTATTTTCAATTCATAAAAATTATTCTCAACTAAAGAGAACGCATTAGAGAACGATAAATACCCATTCAAAGTAGTAGTAGATACATCGCTAAATGTAACAACCTCGTTGGTTATCTCATTTCGCAAAGATATATCAATCAAGCTTGGATATTCTCTTGGAATAATGCTTAATGATTGAGCGTTTGTACTGCTTGTTAGAATTATCATTTTAAACTCTTATATCTATATAACGAATCAAATCTTGATATTTGCATTGGGATATAAAAAAAGGGGCTATAAAGCCCCCTTAATTATCCTTATTTTAAAGATTAACTTGCAGCACTAACCGCAGGTGCGATTGGTGAAGAAGCTGAATCAGTAACAGCAGTAGAAATAAACGCAGGTGGTTCTTTCTCCATAGCCTCGAAGGTTAGAGTGAATCCTGAGTAGTCTCCCATATTTGCACCAGTAGCAAGTGAGCCTCCTGTAAGGTCTGCACCGTTCTCAAGTCCAATAACCATTTGCTGACCGTTATAGTCCTCTACTACGATGTGAGGTCTTGCAGCAGCTAATAGTTTGATCTCATCTTGAGTTGCAGAGTCAAGAAGTGGTAACTGGATACTTACTGTTTGTGTATAGAAAATAGAGTTGTTTTCACGAGAGCCGTTGATAGCGGTTTCTACAGATGACGCACCTCTTAGGTCGTACCCGTACCAAGTACCATCTACTGCTCCTGCCGTGATAGTAAGACCGCCTTCTACATAAGAAGCAAAGAAAATCTTTTTAAGACCCCCTACCGCTTTTGCACAAGGAAACTGTCTTCCTGTAAGTGATAATGAACAAGCCATAAGTTTTATAAATTAAAAAAGGGCAGGTAGGCTCAAGTGGCTTACCTACCCTCTTTCGTTAGACAATTTGTTTAATTAAGCAGTAGGAGTGTAAAGAACGATATCAGAACCGATTCCGTATTGTACACCTGCTGTAAAGCGCATAATTACTCGTACGTTTTGTGAACCATCAAGGTCAGCCATATCTAAAAGGCGAACTTCCTGATGATCAGAGAGTAAGCCCGTGCCGAAGAAAAGATTGCTTTTCTGAGCAGCTACGATGTAATCATCATCCATACCGTTAGCTACGAATAACTTAACACCATCAAAAGATAAACCTCCGTTATTCCACCATTGAGTACCTTGGTTGTTTACCCCGTTTGCACCTAATCCGTTAGCTCCGAATCCGCCTAATGAACGAACATAATCACGAGCAACTGATTGAGAAACATAAAGGTATAAATCCTCTTTTCCGTAAAGTGCAGAAGGAATAGCATCTACTACTTTACCTAACTCAGTAATTACGTTAGATGAAGTGATTCCACCCGCAGCACCTGCTACATCAATTACATCTGCATCAGCAGTTGCAAGAGTAACGATACCGTCAAACTCACCTGCAGTACCAGTAGCACCGCTCCAAATGTTTTGTTCAGTTTTCTCAGCTACAAGACCAGCTACGTGAGCGATGATGAAGTCAGAGAATGCAGGAGGTAGGTTGTCAAATGCAGAATATCCCATTTGTACAGCTTCCCAATCTGAATGGAAGTCTTTTTTACAGAACTCTAAGTTTACTTGGAACTCTTCAGGAGCAAGAATACGCTCAGTTAGAGTTACAGTAGCTGTGTCTGTAAAGTCGCAAGTAGCATCTTTGATTACGTTAGAATCAGTAGCTACTTTCTTGATAACCTCTTTGTATTTAACATTAGGTTTTACCTCGATACCACCGTTTTCGATAGTAGAACCACTTAGAAGAGCAGCAGCGATATATTTACCTGCAAACTCCCCTGCGTAGGTTGAAGTGATTGAAGTTGTTGTTGCCATTTTTGTTTATTTAAGTTTTAATTATTTAAGATTTGCAAGCTTAGAGAATACTCGATCACGAGTTGATTCAGCTCTTTTGTTTGCGATATTGAAAGATTGTTTTTCAGCTTTTGCTTCTGGATTGTGCTTAAGTGGAGCAGCAGCAGGTGTAGCAGATAATTCAGCTTTCACTTGTTCAGCCATCTCTTCTTTAGCTTTAGCATCATCAACAATTACACGAATCTCGTCAATCATTGATTTTACTTCTTCCATTGCTTGAGCAAATTCCTCTTTCTTTACGTAACCCATCTCAGCAGGAAGTTCCTCTTCGATTGGCATTTCCTCTTCAGCAGCTTCTACTTCTACTTCCGCCTCAGGGGCTTCCTCAGCAGCTTCAGCAGCCTTAAGTTCCTTAATGATACCTTCCTCTTCTACAACAAGAATACGACCATCTTCTAAAGTATATTCACCAATAGGAAGAGCAATTTTGTCCTCTTCAGTAATGATGAATACCTCCATTTCAGGTGCGAACTCCTCTGCTTCCAAGATAGTACCATTCTCTAATGTCATTTGAGCTAACTCTACTTTAACCTCAGCTTCAGCAGACAACTCAATACCTAATAGATTCTTGATTTCTTTTAGCATTTCTGTTGGTTTCATATTTATATAACGGTTATTGATTTTTATTTTGCATTTTCGTTATTCAGTTCCTCTTGTTCTTCCAATGCCTTGCGCCCATAGAGAGCCATCACAGCACTTTCTTGAGTAAGTATTAGAATCTTTGCATAAGCAGCCTCTTGATGAACCTTTAGGGCTTGAATACGATGGTGTCTTGTTCTTATCCATAATTCTGTACTTTTTGAATGAAGAAGATAATATCCCACACATCAGCAGTACCTCCGTTAGCTGTGATTTTCCATTGGCTACCATTTACAGCGAAACTTGAATCTGCATAGTACTGGAATACTGCGTGGTGATCGTGTTCTGTATCGTTTCCTTTAGGGAAGGTAATCGTATCTCGTATTCTATCGTATGGTGTTCCGTTACCTCCTTGAAAGTGCATCTCTAAGTAAGTCTGATTTGCATTAGGAGCTGAGTACTTAAACACTACTGTCATTAAGTAAGTATCGTTCTCGTTATCGGCTAATACCTTCTGAGTAGATGAATCATAGTAGTCAATTCCTGTATTGCTTCTATAAACAGTTCCCGCATCGTTAGGTAGTACTACTTCTGTATCTAAGGCTAAGGCTAACTTGTTAGATGAGGTATATGTTGAGTCATCATATCTTGCCCAACCCATTCCAGTACCCGCTCCTGATTGTGGATATAACTTAACCCACTCGCCATTGTAAACAGTCCAAACACCTGCTGAGGTTGTTACAAATGCACCCTCCTCGATGTTGTATTGTAGTCTTACTGCTTCAGTATCTACGTCAGCTTGTATTTTATAAGATGTATTGTTTACTGTTGCCATTATCTACCTTGTCCTCTATATGGTTTTCTGTAATTCTTAGAACTCTTTAGCTTACTTGTTCTGCTCTTAGCTTGTACGCCAAACTTCTTAGGTTTAGCGATCTTAATATGAGCAGTCTGCTTAGCCATTAATACCAAGTTCTTTTAATTTCGCCTCAGCCCAACGTCTTCCCGCTTTGCCACCCCATAGCAAATACGAAATAGTGCCACAAGCACTTGTATCGCTTTCATCATAGTATTCTTCTGCTCTTGATAAGTAAGAGTACATTCTCTTGATAGTCTCTACTGAGATAGGCTCACCTTTTGCAAGTTGTTGCGCTCTGATCTTACCTACTTGAGTAGCACACTTGTTATTGTTCTTTTCATTTAGATCAATACCTCTTTTAGCGTTATTCTTAACACCATCAGGATAATCCGAATAAGATTCTAATTCTGTACGCTTACCACCCTTTACTCGCTTATCACCTTTGATGATCGCTTTGATAGTAGATAGTAGTGTATCTGCTTCTTCTTCTTCAATCTTACTAAGCTCTTCTTGGATTGACTCTTCAGGTCTTGGCATCTTATCAGCAAAGTACCCCTCAATAGAGAATCCTTTTACCTTACCAGTTTTTACATAGTCATTCCAAATCTCTTCGTTGTTTACCTTGACTGCACCCATCCAAGTACCTACAGGCACATTCATATTATACAGTCTGCTCTTGTCTTTCTCATTATCTTCTACAATCCAAGACTCGACAAGTGATAATCCGTTAAGTGGTAGTTGGTGTTCTAATGTTGAATTGTTCTGATTCCCTTTCATCAAGAACATCTCAGCCGTTTTACGGATAGTATCTTTAGAAAAGTACACATAGTACTCCTCCTCAGCGTTTCTTCTGTAAATAGGCTTATTAGGGATAAGTAACGCCCCCATAAGGATACGCTTCTCTTTATCTACCTCAGCAAGTTTAATCTCTTGATCTGCTAAAGCGATAAAATCTTCTTCTATTGCAGGGTTTTCTACTACCGAGATAGCTTCTACTCCTGCTATTTCGTTCTCTTCGTCTAAGATGAGTTCAATAATCTTCATATCTATATAACGACTTTGTTGGTTTATTTTGCCTTTTAAATTGAGGCTTCCTTAATTGTATTTCTTTCAAGTGATTGTGCAGTAGTTACATCTCCTGCTACTACATACGCTCTTACTGGTTGCTTGGTCTGTCCACCGATTACCTCAGCTAACTGATTAACTCCTGAAGCTCCAACTGTGTTTATTTGTGGTGGTGTAGGTATTGCAACTCCTGCTCCTCCTCCAAAGCCTCCACCTGCTGCAATTACTGGAATAGGTGTTTGTTGCATAGCTCTTACCGCTTGGAATCCTGAAGCAAGTACTGTAGCAGTTGATGCAATCTTCTGAATAGTACCAAATGGCTCGGGTAGTGTTGTCTTATTAGAAAGCACCTCTGTAACCCCTTGATAAGTGTTTATAATCGCTTGTGCAATACCCGCAGCTTTACCTACTTTACTGTTCTGTCCTAATATACCTGCTAATGCTCCAAATGTTTGAGAGGCTAATTGTAATTTCTGTTGAGCAGTTACCTCATCTATTTTCTTTTCCTGTATTCTTGTCGCTTGGTACTCTTTTAACCCCTCTGTAAGACCTTTTGCTTGTAATAGGCTTTCTTTTCTTATTCTTGTTTCTAATGCTTCACCTTGTAGCTTGTAGCCTTTCTCTATTTCCTTATTTACTGCTTGTCTATCTGCAAACTCTTTCTTAACTCTTGCTTCCTCATCGGCTGCTGCTTGTTTTCTCTTCTCCTCAGCCTCTGCTTCGATTCTTGCTTTCTCTTCTTCTTTCGCCTTAGTTATAGCTACATCCTTTTGAGCGATAAGTACACTAAGTTGAGTCTGAGCATCAAAGTATTCTTGAGAACCTTTCTCAAAAGCAGACAATCTTCTTCTTTGATTTTCTATCTCTAAATCAATAGTATCTTGTCCGTAAGCCTTTAATACTGCTATTGCTCTTTCAGTTTCTTTGATCTGTTGCTCTGTAGCAAATTCTGTATAAGACTCCGCTTGTAAGCGTGCGAATCTTGCTGCATCACCTAATGATAGAAATATATTTTTAAGACTCGTGGTTATAGGTACTACATCACCTGTTAGTTTAGAAGCGTATTTAGCTAATGCACCCGTAGCTGCAACTACCGCAGTAGTAACTAATACTACAGGGTTTGCTAAAAACGCAGCATTTGCTTTTAATTGTGCAAGAGTTACTGCTCTAATTCTACCTCTAAATTGCTTATAAACTTCAGCAACATCTCTAACTCGTGATGCAAGACCACCAGTAGCAGCATCTAATAAACTTATCGCAGCACCTGACTCACCAACCTCTTGACCAAGACCCTTAGTTTCCTCTGTTGCTTGTTCCGCAGCTTTATCTACCCTTTCGAGAGCATCTTCAACCCTGTTCAGACCATTGACTGCCTGATCGGATTTTACTACAATTTCTATTTCCTTTTCTATTGCCATTTATAAGTCTTTTTTTGATGTTTGTAAATCTCAGAGAATTTCTTAGGTAGATAGTACTTCCCTTTAGCAATTCTAATGTTCTCAGTCTCACCTTCCGATAGTTCTAATAGCTCTAAAATGTTCTGTATCATTTATACTATGTTTAATAACTCTAAACTGCTCTGTCCTGTGTTGAGGTTGGTAGTGATTGAGTTAATTCTATATTTTCGTGTGTTGATCTCTAAAGTATCTGCAAGCGTGTAATTTGTTAGGAAGCTAACTGGTAACCAAGCCTTCACTTTTGTTAATCGCCTCTTAGAGTTGAATACATCTGCGATATAATTCTCATAGTAGTTAGCGAATAGCGAACCGTCAAAGTTTGAACCTCCTGTGTATTCGTTTATCTCTACTGAGAAGTGGCAAGTATCATCATTAATACCTGCATCTGTACCTACTGAATTAGAAGGAATAAAATAAGTGGTTATTGCAGTTCCTGAAATGGTTACCGTATCCCCTCCTACTACAATCGGTGCATAAAACAATAAAGGCTTATCAAAGTAAGGGGCAGAGTCATTCGTGTTTGTAAGTGGCTCATCACTAAACTGACCGATCTGAATCGTAGAGCTTGACAATCTAAAATACTGCATATGCTCAAATGGAAGTGTTACCTCATAAGTATCTCCATTGTAAGTATCGCCTCCGTTATATTCAGTACTACCCCAACCGATAAGATTCTCTTGCTCATATTGCTTAGATAGGTAAGTGTCTCTTCCTTCGTATTGGAATTTAATCTCTCGGTATGGTAAGGCTACATCTACCGAACTTTCATTGACATCGACATACTTGCTTATATCTCGTGTCGTACCAGTAGCGTAGAAGTCATCTAAGGTCTGTACTTTAATCTCTCCATTATCCGTTTCGTAAGCAGTTAGATTGAACATCTTGAATAACCCTCCAAGAAAATCCACGATCTTCATATCCGGTATTTGCTGTTGAGGATAAAAAATAAAGCTACTACCTAAAGGAAAAGACCCTCCCGTATAGTCATTGAACTCGCCTAAAAAACTATTGGTCAATTCCCAATCTATAGTAAACGAATCTGTTCCTGTTCCCGTAATATAAACCTCATATCCAAAGGGAGCATTATATAATACACCCGTAAGAGTTGTATCTCCTCCGCCCGAAACTACTTTAGTCGCATAAGTAAACCCATCCTTTTTAATAGTGATAGTATAGTCGTTGGTTGTTGAGGTTGTTACATCCAATAAATAATTAATATATTGACCTCCTGTAAGCCCCGTTATTACTAAAGCCGCAGTATCTAAAAATACCCCTGTCATTGAAGTAGTATCAGGAGTAAAAGAAGTATATAATTCTGTTATATCTCCGGATTGAAAAACATCACCCTCTCTTCTATGCATCCACATATACAAATCATAGAACTGAGCATTGCTTGTTTGCTTAATGAAAGAATCGCTTGTGAATGTGATTCCTAAACCTTGCTCCTCAATAGCTTTTATAATAAGCCATAATCTAATTCCGTATTTGAACTTATCGTATGTTGCTGAGATATTAGGAGCTGAGATAGTGATTAATTGGTCGTAAGAAATAAGAGGACACTTAATAGCATCGCTATATAAAACACTATCTACCGTGATATCTCCACCACCTTGCATAATTGCCCTAACTGAAGCTGCATCGTAATCGTATTGAAAATTATTCAGCCAAGTAAGAGCAGATAGCTTAGTTTCTCCTAACTTATCTTTAAGGTTTACCGTATTTCCAAAGAAAGTAACTCGATACGCATAAGCTTTATTGTCTTTTAAATCTACCCCCTCAAGCTTAACTCTTCCTGCTGTAAACGGTATTCCATTCAACTCGATCTTAGCTGCTACCTTCTTTCTTGCATCAAACCCATCTATAATATCGAAATTATAATAGTGCTTGAATATCTTATTGTTGGTACTGGAAGCAGGAATCGTAAAAGACTTAGAGAAGTCCGTAAAGACTTTCTCAATATCCCGTACGTTCTGAATTGTCTGAGTAAGAGATATCACCTCATCCCTAAACAAGTCCACTTTAGTACCTTCTATGTATAATGATAAATTCTGCATTATCTCATTGAAGAAATTAAATCATTCGCTTGTTCTACGACTACTGTATAAGCCACTAATTTGTCATTTACTGAAGTCTTGTAAGCAACATTAGTATCTGTAACATTTACAGGTCGTACTTCACCATCTATATGCGCCCATACTTTTTCAGATAACATCAATTCTTTAATGAACTCGTTGTAGTCCTCTGATATGTATCCTGTACTTAGTTCGTATCGTGTCTTAGCGTTTGTATTGAAGTTTCTTACTTGGTGTGATTCCTTTTCATAAATACCTGCATAGTCAAATACATTCGCCTTGTAGCTGTCTCTTGTGAAACTGGTGCTTTCTGTATTCTTAGCAAAGAAGTATAACTCTTGTAGCATACCATATCGGTTGATGAATACAAGTTTTACATCATCGTACTTATTACAAGGGAATCGCTTAATGGTGATTGTTTGACCTCCTGCTGATACACTCGTTGCTGAGGTACTTACTGTTTTGCGTGTAATTGTACCCGCTTCGTTAGAATAGAAATATCCCGAAGTCGATTCAGGATACCATAGCGTGTAACTACTGATTAATGGAGTGGTACTTGAATAAATAAACTCAGGTTCTTCATCAGAATAATAAGCATACCCTAAATAAGCATCTCTTGTTGAATATAACTCAGGACTACCAACAGTAGAACCTGTTGCATCTTCTCCTGTGTATGCAATTATAGAAGCACTCCAATCAATACCCCAGTCCGTAGGAACAGAAGTACCTACAGGTAAAGAGCCTGTATATGCGATATCTATATAATCTTTTACTAATTCAGATACATCGATTCCTGCTTTGTTAATATCCGATGCATTCTTTACAATCGTATAAGTAAGTGTACCATCTATGGTAATCTGAAACTTATATGAGTTTGCAGTTGCACCCGCATCGCTTTCTATCCAATATGGGCTTCTAACCCCTACGCTTGTTGCCATTTATTTATGTCTTAAAATACCTTTTAATTAGTGTCTATTGTGAACTCTAAGAAATCTTCTACGTCTAATGCGTATGCTTTTATTATTTGATCTGGAAGTCCTTTAAAAGCAGCCTCAAATGGCTTAGTAAGAAACAAGCTCGCACGAATACCTTTCTGATAAATACTCGTTGCTAATGCATACTTCAAACTTTGTCTTTTAATGAATTTTCCTTTTTCGTCTCTTACTCCTTTAATACCTTTCTTAATTACCCACTTATCTAAACTGGAAGGAGGTATCATTTTAAACCTTCCTGAGTATTTATAAGGACTGGTTCTGTTCTTAGACTTTGCAGGGTCTGCTCCTTGCACCCCTTTGTCAATGAACTTACCATAGTCCTCCATATTGATATCTAAAGAGAAGGAATTAGGGAATACATCTAAGTCATAGTTTAGAGAACGAGCAAGATTACCCGAAGCACTTATCTTACGTCTGTTCAGGTTCTTCTTAGCATCTCTAATTACTTTCTTAGCGAATGCATTTAATGCCTTTTCTGTCTCTTTAAAATCCATTAGCAGACGTTTACGTCATTTGCAATCATTACATCAAAGGTTGCTGTCCATCCTGCGATCTGATTCTCGAATCTATCTCTAAATGGCTCTAAACCTACATCGCCTACTACTTGATACTTTTCTGCATATAATGAACCGATTCTTAGTTTCTGAATTACCTTATTCAAAACACTAAGCTGCGTATTAAGCACATCTTGCTCATTGTCATTACCCACGAATATATCGGTTACCTCATCTTTGCTTATATCTACAATATCCATTGATAGGATAGATACGTTAAAGGTCATTACGTTCTCACCGCTTGTTGCTCCGTTAAGAATAATGTGTGATAGTGGAAATATAGTTTGCTTGCTTAGATCAACCTCAGAGATATCTCCGAAAGTTATCGTGTTGCAATTAGGGTCTGCTTGAAGCTCATCCTTCAATGTTTCCATTACCCTATAAAAGCCGTTCATTACGCTCATACTCTACCTTTTATTTGTTTCGCCTCTAATTCCGTCTTTTCTTTTTCGAATGTCAAGAACATAAGGCATTGATGTATTTTTAACTGAGTGATATGTTCAAATCGTCTAAGATCGCCTTGAGCGATTGTGTATATTGACTGATACCAACCCCATTTTTGTCCGAACTGAGATACTGCACCAAACGAGTTTCCTTGGACTCCTCCAAATAATTCATCATAGCTTTCGATAAGTCTATCCCTAAACGATAAAAAAAAAGTATAGAAGACATTACCGCATCCATTGGCATATTCTTGTACATCTCAGAGTTCACTACTTCGTAATCTACAATGTTGTATTTATCACCGTGCTTCTGTTTGATAGGACGATAAAGAACTGCCATAGCTCTATGCATCTCTTCCCAGTTTCCTAAGTAAGTATCTAAATCCACATACTCACCAAAAGACATATCATCAAGATTAGGAATGAAGCCATACTCCACGTCTCCTAATTTGAATCGTTGCACAAGCTGAGGTTTCTGATTTAGCATTGAGCTTAGAACCTCAACAACTCCGTCCACATCTTTGTAGCGCATTTGGTAAGCATCCTTGAGTTTTACTCCGCAGAATATCTCAAGCATCTTCAATGCCATAAACTCCTCTGTAACTTCTCCCTGATACAGTTTAACGAACTTCTGATACTGACCTAATGTGATCTCGCCAAGTTCGCTTGGTACATTGATTTGTAATTTCATAAATATTACTCTTATCTATATAACGAATGAAACTGGTAGTTTTAGAATAAAAAAAAGACAGCCTTACGGGACTGCCTTCTTCAATTCAAACAAACTAATAAACCTTATGAGTTACTAATATAGTAAAAATTATCTTACAGCGTAACTTCCATAGTTAGGATTTTTTAATTGATAGCTTATTGCGTATCGTGCTGCATCTATTAAGTGGTTATGGTCATCTATCGGAGTGTTGCTCTTTCTCTCAAGCCAACTGTAATTATTCAACTCTTTGATGAGGTTAGTACTGTTAGGGTCTATAATCAAATCGTAGTCTTGCATTAGACTTATCCCGTAGGTTACACTTCCTTGTCCTTTTACTGATTCTCTAATATTGCTTTCTCTACGCAGCTCTGTAATCAATCTTGGTTCTGCACTATCTCCTATGATTAATGCATCACCTGCGTATTGCCTATTTAAACGTGATATCTCGCTTGTTGTAAGTCTTGGTAAGTAGAAACACTCTCTAAGGTATATTCGTTTGTTAGACTTATCTATATTCGTTTCTATGAGCGTTGTAGGGTCGTTACTAAATCCGTAATCCTGACCGAATACACTTGTGCCTGATTTCTTAAATTCTCCTATCTCCCAGTTCGTAAAGATGACACCCTCAGCTTTGTCTAACCACCCACCTAAGATTTGATGCTTAAACTTCTCAGGTCTTCTTGTTCTCATCTGCTCGATCTGAGCTATGAATGACTCGTTGAGGTACTTGATGTTATCTAAGTAGGTAGAGTGTATATAGGTAGTATCTCCTTTCGTTATGTTGCTCCCTTCCTGTACACCTCTGTCCTCAAAGAACCTTCTGTAAATAAAATGCTCCTTAGTAGTAGGGTTTAAGATTAAGATGACTCTGTTCTGATTCTTCTTAGAACGGATAGAGAAGTCTATCGTGTCGAATTTCTTCTCATCTGTTAGTTCCTCTGCTTCTTCCAGTACCCAAGTAGTAACACCTTGAATAGATTTTAATGAAGCGGTCTGATCTCCTGAACTGGTCTTGATACCTTTGAATATAATCTTACTTCCTGTTATTCTGTTGATAATCTCATCCTTTGTGATATGAAAGCGATCTACTAAACCAAGAAGCTCTATCTTCTCTAAGAACTCAGGTATAATAGAAATGGAAGCTGAGGTAAGAGTGTACCTCGTAAATAGTATGGTATGTTCTTTCTCGAATGTTAGTAAGAGAATTAAAATAGAAATATTAAAGGACTTACCCGATGCCCTGCCACCGCTAATAATAAAATAGCGACTATCGGAGTCCCTTAATACCTCGTACTTCTTTTGAATGGTGATCACCTACTCGAACCTCAACAAGTCTTTGAAGTTAATTTCGAATCCATCAGAAGATAATGTTACATTCTCTTTCGGCTTACCGTGTCTGTAGTTCATATAGAGTTGTATCGCTCTAATGTTACCTTCTTTAATAAGACCGTGTAAAGTGTCAAATACTTCTTCTTGATCTATATGCTTATCAAGAGCCTCTACCAGTTTAAGCTCATCTGATTTAGGTTTTCTTCCTGCACCTTCTCTTGCTCCTCCGTTATTTACTCTTTTATCCATAATTGAAAATGTTTGATTATTCAATCCTACTTATATAACGATTGAGAATCAGTTTTTTGCCTCAGGTTCAAAAGATACAGTAGTGCTAAGTTCAAAGCTGCTTGTATTAGTAGTACTATTATCCCCCCGAACATTACTTCTTTTATAATAGCTGATTGTTGTAATTCGCATCTTAGTTCAAGTACCTCAGCCATTACATTAACACTTTTTTAAGTCCGTATCTTAGGTAGTTAATACTCATAGTTGTTTTCGATACTTTGTAAGCCTCTGCTGCTTCTACTACACTTTTGTAAGTAACATCTCTGTTTGTATCGTAGAGCGCCTGCTTTGATCGTCCTAATGCAGAGTACACTTCTTTATAGTTACCATCAAGCATTGCTTGGTACATCATCTCTGCGTATTCTTTGTGATGCTTGTTCTTGGTGGTTTCCATCCAGTTCTTATAATGTTCTGTTACTATCTGTTCTCTTTGTTGTTTATTTCTCATCTTAGTCGATCAGTTCTTCTATTAAACGCTTTGCTTCATCTAACTTATTCTCAGGAAGGCTATCTATCCGCATTTTAAGGCTTCGTATCTTCACTTCTTGATGATTGCCGAACTTGATATACATCTTCTCATCTAAGTCCTTTAGAAAGCGTGAGAATGGCAAATAAGAATCCTTGTAGTTTCTGTTTGCATACAGGATAGTAGCGTGATGGGTGTTAAATCCATTCTTCTTATATATCTCTACAATCTCGTGTAGTTTATATCCGAAATAGTTTCTTAGGAAGTAGCTGAATAAAGCTCGCGCTTCTGTATATTCTCTTTTTCGTGTGTTTCTGAATAAATCAATTCTTGCTTCCTTTTCAATTTCTCTAATCAGTCTTTCTACTCTCTTGTTCATCTATTATTGATTTTATCTTTTCGACATATAATGCTGCATCCATTAACTCCTCCTGAAGATGTTGTAGCCACTCTGAGTTACTTAATTCGTTTTCTTCTAATGTTGTTCCGTATTTTTCTATACCTCTTTGAGATCTACTCCTAAATAAAGATACAACTCTTTCTACAATATTATCTATCATACCCCTTATTTATAATGTGCCTTCTAAATAATACTGGTCTAAATCCGCAGCTTGTAAGAAGTAAGTATCGTAAACCTCTAATGCTGCTTCTACTTTCTGCTCTCCTGAATAGTAGAACTCCTCAGAACAATGATATACTGCGATATCTAAACTCTTTTTGTCAATCACTAAAAATGTGAAGTCCTTATAATCCACTCCGAATAAATTTGAGTAGAGATAGCATTGTACATCATAAGAGTACTTTTTAGCTGAGTAAGGGAAGGCTTTAACGCTATCGGATGAGGTCTTAAGATCAACGATTCGATTCTTACCCAGTACGTCAGCTTTACCTCTAAATGGGAATCCCATTACCTCACCAATAACAGGTACTTCGAACTCACAATCTCTAATCATCTCAATAGCCTTTGTGTTTCTAAGGAAAGCATCTGCAATTCGTTCTGCATTGTTCTTCTCTGCAATAGTGAATACCTTACCGTGTTCTGCTTTCGCTTCTTTGTAGGCTTTCGTGTTCTTGCTTTGTACATCTACAAATATCTGAGATGAGAATACTTCAGGTTCTAATATCGCTGTATGAAATAACCAACCATCTCTTAGTGCTTGGCTCTCCTCGCTTCCATACTGTGTTACATTTCTGTAAGTCTTAGGTGAATCCAGTAAGAGCTTTAGTGATGATGAACTAAGAGCAGCTTGTGAGAGATACCCATAGTAGAAACTATCATCATTCATCTTTTCTAATAGTTCTTTCTTATCCCAAGTAGAACCATCTAATAGTGTTATGTTGTTCATTTCTTTAATTGTTTCTTAGATTTTAAGTAGATGTCTTTCATATATCTGTACTGGTCTGTCTCATTAGAATAAGCTGTAATGTAATTCTTTCTTGTCATATTGTCTATAACTTCTAAGTCAAGACCACCTAAGTCGTGATATAACATCTTCAGAACTCTAATAATCTTCTGACCATAAGGAGTTGTACCCATTTCTAACTCAGCCATTATTTGAATAGAATCATAAACTGCCTTAGCACAATCTTCATTGATTAAGTACTTACCACTTTTTAATCTTGATCTTACGCTTGTAGAAGTTCTGCCATCCATAAGTAATTCAATACTCCTAAGTACATTCATCTTTTTGTTAGATTCCTCGTACCAGTCCTCAGCGATTTCTAAAGCCATCTTGCAAGATACATCTCCTTTAGATGCTCTGCTCTTACAGAAATCTAAAGCAGTCCACTTACGGCTTTCTTGAAGTCCGTCTATATGAGACTCTGTTGCTCTTCCTGAAACAATATAAGGTACTACCAAATTGTTCTTTCTTAATGCAACGAATCTATGTTGCCCCTCAATAATCTCGTAATTGTTATTAACCACGATAGGAACTTGAATGCCTATATCTAAGATAGATTGCTCAATGTTCTTGAGATTGTTTTCGTTGATGTCTCGATTGCTGTCGATGAACTTAAACTTATCATAAGTCTTAGTTTCGCCTAAATACCAATTTGTCTTCATTTGTTTTGATTTAATTATTAAGAATTGATTTAATTACTTTTTTAGCCTTAGCCCACCATTGAAGTTTTCTGAACTCCCACTCCACAGGGTTATAGGCTTTAATCTTTAATACTCCGTTCTCTAATTCTCGTACCACCGTAATACCCGATGATAGTTTAGTCATTCCCTCTTGTTTCATTGTCTAATCTGTTGTTTAATTCTATATCTTCTAATTTATCTTGTAGTTCTCTAATCTTAAGTTTTAAAGCGTTCTTAGATTCGTGCTGCTCCGATATGATGTGTTCGTAGGCTCTTCTGTTGATGTGTAAACCATTCACATAGTACACAATCTCTAAACAAGCAGATATCATCTTATCGACAACCTCTGAAGGTTTAGCCTCCTTCTGCTTTTTTAAGATAGAGAGGATGTACTCCATATTCGCAGAGTACTCCATCTCTTTGTAAGGTTCTAATCTATCGTACATCATACTAAGATAATGGAATAGTGTTAAACAACTTCTTAGCATCCTCGTAAGTTCTAAAGGATACTGATTCTAATCTTGCTACACCATCATCCCATACCTTGTACTCAACTGAATAAAATTGACCATCGTTTACAACTGTAAGGATTGGAGAATAAATGTAAGGTTTCATAAATCTGTCTTTTAAATTTGTAATTATACCCAAATCTAATTCAACAAATGTTAATATGCAACTTTTAGTAAAAATTTTTTATAGCTGCACATTTATACTAAGTGCCAAGTAGGTATTAATCTGATTGAATAAGGGCTGTGAGTGAATAAACTTATTATTAGAATAGAACACAAAGAAGTGAGCCACTCCGAACTTTTCCTTGTACTTAGTAATCTTTTCTTGGTCAAAGTCCTTAGCTCTGCGTTGATGAGGTGAGTTCATAAAATGATACGACTCAGGTTTGATCTGAATACCAAATAAGAGCTTGTCATTAGAGAACGCTTCCCAGTCAGTACAGTACTCTTCATCCACTTCATAAGAAGTCTTTCTAAACTCAATGTTCGGAAACCATTCCTGTAAGTGATTGATACAATTCACCTCATTCATCATTCCGTTCCAAGTCTGACCGACTACTCTGAATAGAACATACTCCGCAGCTTCGTGCATCTCTAAACGATACTTATCCGCCATAAAGTGAGCAGGCTCAATTAAGCGTTGGCGATCTACTTTTGATAAATAATACTCAGTCCAATCTTCTTTAGTAATCTTACCCTTTACTGACTGGTAGTAATCATCAAATATCTTAACACACTTTCCAACTCTACTTGAATAGAAAAAGCGAGCTAAGAGACGATCTCGATTAAACTGCTTGAATAAATAAGCAGGAATAGGATTTGGGAAGAACTCTACTTTTTCCATTGAACTGCGCATACTGCTAAGCGTTGAGCATTATTAGGATATTCCTTCTTCATTACTGCATCGCCCATACATCTGCGGATAAACTCCTCTCTTTGTTCTGTTGGTGTTGGTTTAGGTAGTGGCATAGTTATTTATTTAAATTGGTTATTAAGGCTTGTGATTCTTCTAAGAGATATACTCTTTTGGGTTTCTTATCTTGCTCCCATAGCGTAGTAGTAGGGCATTGTAATTCAATAGGCTCACCAAGCACAAGATCGTTTAACCAGAACAAGTAATTAGCTTTAGGGTCATTCACAAAGTATAGCTTCACTACATCTTTAGGTTCTCGCATCATCATATCGTACTTATACTTCTCAAGCATCTTATTCTCATAGTACTTGTTCCTGAACTTCATTTCGATAATGCACTTATAACCTTTAGGTGTTAATCCCTTAGCATCATAATGCTCGTATCCACCTCCACACCATTCAAGCTGCCATCCATCAAAACCGTTATACAAATGCACGATGCTCTGCTCAAGTTTATGTACTCTATCTATTGTCATTCAGTTTGTCTAATAGTCCTACAATCTCTTTAATGGTACTTGGACAAGCACAAGGTACTTTATGCTTTACTTTATAGTACTTAGTCATTAGATCAGCCATTACAGTTCTCTGATAGTAAGTAGCTGTTCTTTTAGGTCGTACCTCTTCCCAGAGTAATTTATCTTCTTCAGTCATTATCTTTAGTTTGAAATATCAAAACCATACTATCAAAACTACCTGCCTTATTATTAGAGAATTTTAATCTTCCTTTTACAAATCTTATCTCAGGATTATTCGGTAATATATAATCGTGAAATAACTTTGTAGATGTTGAAACAGGAAGTAAGAAAACAACGGTCTTACCCTTTTTATATTCCTCTATGCCCTTTAAAACAAAAGCCTCTTTACTTTTTCTATCATAAGGAGGATTAACAAAATTACTTTGTCCCCATTCAACTTTTAATCCATCCCATTCTTCTATATTATGATTTAATGGACAAGGATCGAAATCAAAGTTAAATTCCTCATTTAAGTCATCATAAAAATTCTTGGGTGTTGGGTAGTTATTATGAAACAACTTTCCGTTTTTTCCAATATGATCACTCATCGCACTCCTCTTTACAAGTCAAGCAATTTAAATAAAGTTCTCGTTTATGACACCCGCAATCCTCTTTACCGAATTGTCGTGCAATCCAAAAAGCGACCCGATACGCATTACCAAGAGTAAGCAGCTCTGTAATTGCGTGTACCATTGTACCCAGTTTAATGTAGCATCCTAATTTCATTTCTCTTTATAGTTTATCTTTTAAGTATTTCTTTACCTTCTTGTAAGTATTGTATAGTGAGTAGTAGCTAATGTTGGTCTTTCTACTAAGCTCTGATATGCTTTCTCCTGATTCGATAATCTCATAGACCTTCTTATCGTACCAGTACATATTTTCTAACTCCTCTAAAATAATATCGTACTTTTTCTTGTACTCAACCTGCTCATCGTCTTCAATATCGTAGTTATCGAAGTCAAAATCTCCTTCCTTACGTTCTCTTCTTTTGTGATCTAAGAAAATAGTAGTGAGCGTTCTAAAGATGTAGAAGTGGTTTACATCATTACCAAATGTAATATCCTTGCCATCTGCTACTAACTTACCGATACGCAGGTACATCGACTGCACGATATCTTCAGCAGTTTCAGGGTTACAGCCAAAAGACTCCACGATGTCGCACCAGTCTCTATGTCGTTCGAATAGCTTCTTTAAGATTTCCATACAGTAACGATTAGAGCAAAGAGCGTTAGTAAGACTGTGTGTCTTTCATAATAATCGTCTTCGTCTATCTCGTCTGTATCGGGTTCTTGTAGTGGATTGTAGAATAGATACCCAAGTGCCAATCCGTAGGTTGGGACGAACTGGATGTGTATCTGACTATCTCCGATTTGAATAATCATATTTAATTGGTTAGTGATTGCTTTATATGTTGGACTAAGTTTTTACCATCTATTTCGTATCCTACATTGTTTTTAACTGATCTAAGCTTAATAGGCTCATCCATAATTGTAGGCTTACCTCCTGTATCAATATCTTTTATCTTACGTACGTGAATATGTGAATACATCCAGTCCGTTGGATGGCTAAGATAACGGTGAAGGCATAAGAAGGAATTACTCCTGTTGATAAACTTACCCCCTCCTTCGACATCTGCTGCCATTGGTGGAATAGGATGACCTGCGTATGGATGCGAAGCTGTGTGAGTCTTTCTAAGAGCTTCTGTATTTGCGTGAGTATTTAACCACAACGCACAATTCATTTCTGTACAAAATTGTCTAAACTCAGTTGTTGCTAAGTAGTCGTACTCGTGCTTTCCTAATTTAGCTGCACCTACATCGGTTACTAAGGAGTTATACGGGTCTATCAGGAATCCATCATAGTTAAACTCTTTTTTAATCTCCTTAGCTTCCGATAATAGTGTTTTGTATGTGTAAAGTTCTGAAGGGTCGATGATCTGAAAGTTCATTGAGATTCTAATCAATCGCTTTCTAACCTCATCTTCAGGGATTTTATTTAAAGGCAAACCAGTATCGAACTCTATCAGTTTCTTGTACAACGAGTGTGGTGTATTCTCAGAAGAGAAAATTAGCCACTTGATATTATGTTTAATTGTGTACAGAAACATTAAATAAAGCATCGTTTGTGTCTTACCTGTATTTGCGTGTCCTAATATTACTGTGAACTCTCTTTTAAATCTAAAATAAGTGTCTATCTCATCTACTCCTAATTTGAGTCCTTCTTTTATTTTTCCAGTTCGTATGTCGTTTAATGTCTCAAGTGTCTTTGCTATGTTTACTATCATTGGTCTTTCGTTTGTCTAAATATAATAAAAAAGGCGGATGGTTAGTCCGCCCCTATATTAAAATGGTAAGTCGTCATCCCGATCAGGTGAGTGATCTTCTACTGTTACCTCAGCTTGAGTACCTCCAATCTTCCATCCTTGAATGGTGTTGAAGTACTTTACTTCTCCTTGTGGTGATGTCCACTCTCTACCCCTAAGATTGATTCCTACCTCTACCTCATCTCCTACATTGTAGTTGTTTAGAGTTTCGCAGTTATCCTTAGTAAACTCTACTAAGATATCTTGAGGGTATTGCTCTTGAGTAGTTACTACCACATCTCGCTTAGTGAATCCACTACCGAAAGTTTTAGTCTGACCAATAACTTTGATTTTTCCTTTGATTTGCATTTTATCCATTGTTTATAAAGGTTACGAAATTTCTTGCTGTGTTTACCACATCATTCTCTGAAGGTTGTACCGACTGCAAAGCGTGATAGTCAATCGCGGCTTTAATCATTGATTGTCTAATGATGTACGTTTGCGTGTCTTCCTTGCTTCCCGAACTTTTAGATGCAGAATAATTCTGTCCTTGAGGTTTGTCATAGATGACTTTACCAGTTCCGTATTGAGGATTTTTTTCATAGGTAATATTTTCTCCTATTTCTTTTTTAAATTCTCCTTTAGCTAAGAAGCTAAGGATATCACCATTCGCAAATCCTACTTTGAATTTATTGAATGTCTGTTGTCCGTTCGACCAAGTTCCCATTGGCTCGATTGAGGTAATCCTACCTGTCTGCGTTGTTTTCTGCATTTTTTAATTGGTATTGAAGATTTAAAATTTCGATGTTAAGCTTTTCGATGTGCTTTTCTAAGGCTTCTATACGTGCCTCTTGATAGGTAAGTCTTTTATCTTTCATACCCACCAGTTCAAACATAAGTTTTTGATTATCATCTCTTAGTTCGTCTAATTGTTGTAATCTTTTTCTAAATGAGTCCATAACTAAATACCTATATGTTGATTATCTACATTGTATTCAGTCGTACTCGGCTGAGAAAAAATGTCTAAGATGATTTTGCCATCTTCTAATCTTAATTCGTACTCACTTGGCTTGTAGAAAGCAGTACGATTAAGTACGTCCTCACATATCTCATATGTGATTAAGCTCTTGTTGTAAAGTGTCTTAATGTCCATTTGTAAATGATTTTTAACAAATTTATAAAACTTTACGATATACGCAAGTGTGTTGCAAAAAAAAAGAGGAACAGCTTTTACACCACTCCCCTTTAATTACAAACAAAGACAGAATTAAGACCTTATAAATATACAAGGATGTTTATCTCATCCCAAGT